AATCTAAGCCGTCATTAAAAAATGTTAATAAATATTTACCTTGAGTAGATCTATTGACAACATATTGGTATAAATTTATATAACTTGGAGTAGAACTGTATCTTGCGTATCTTTCTGAATTATTATTAGATAAGTAATAATTTATCGTAGACTGAGATTCTTGTATATAAATGTACTCGTTTTGCTGAGAGGTATAATCGTAATATGGTGTTGATTTAATATATTTAAGATGATCTTTTCCATAATATAAATTATATTCATAATTAATAAGCTCACCTATAGGATGTTCTTTTGCTGACTTAAAATAAATTAAATCTTCATACAGATAAGTCGATACTGGTGTTGCATCGTTTTCTATAGAAGAGTTCTCGCAGACGATAAGATATGAATGATCTTGAGTAGTCGGCTGTACGCTAGCGTTATATATTTCGTTAATTGGATGATAGTTTGCTCTAACAAAAAGCCAATCATTTGCATGAATTGGATCTTTTACTTCATTGAATATAACACCCTTTTTAAGAGGAGCAGAGCTATAGTTCAAGACATATGGGGATGCCGATATATTGCTGTCGTTTTTTAAGTAATTAAACCAAACCATATTACATCTCTACATATAAAATTTCAAAGTCATATTTCTTGCTTAAATATTCTGGAACATTAATTGATATTACAACATCTGCAACTGGTGTTCCACCCGTAAGAATATCAGGAACAAAAGAATCTATTTTCACATCTATTATATCATTAATATTAAGAGCTTGGGTCTGCTCATAATCGTCTCTTACAGAATCATAATCAATATCAATTGCTTTAATTCTTGGAGTTCCATCAGAACCATCATGAGAGTGTGTTGATATTTCAACTCCATCTATAGTAACACCTTCGTCCAAAGAAATATCACCAGAAATTGTTCCACCTGATTTTAACAAGTATTGAGGGTGACTATCTTCTCCTAAGTCGTCTAGCATTGAGTGGCTAGAGGAAAGTCTGGATGTTGTAATATCTCTGTCAAAAGAAACAAGTCTTAATATATCTATATACTTTTGATCAAAGACTTCTGTAACTATTTTATTCTTTGATAAAGCTTTAGATGCTAACTGTGCGATATACAGAATATATTTTCTTCTTTGTAAGACAGACTGATAAAGTGTGTCTATTTTTTTAGTCATTATATTTCTTCTCTCTAACAAGTCTGTTAAAAGAGATTTAAAGTTACCTTCAATAGCAAGAACAGCAGTAATTGCTTCTTCTGCTAATCTTGGAGAATTAGCCAACATGTTAGTGGTTCTAAAGTCTAAAGATAATTCACTTCCTACTTTAGTTTTAAATTTAATTGCTGGACTTAAAAACTTTTCATAAAAAACATTACAATCTTCGATAAGATCTTTAGACAAAGATTGAAGCTGATTGTTTATCGTTACAGTTTCTGAATTTACTCTGATCGAAAAAAATGCTTGAAATTGAGCGGCTTGTTTTTTAGAGATTTGATCCACTTCGGATTCTGGGAGTAGGGTTGGCTTCGATGGGATTGCGGTTTCAAAGAGCCTCTTATAGTGGGTTGCCATCTTAAGCCAGTAGAGGTAATACGTTGCTGTTTGTTGTTGTGATTCATCTTCATACCCTTCGCTAAAGTCTTCATTCAAAGATTTTTGTATACAATAAGATTCGTTTAACACTGCTAATATAATTTTTCTAAAACTATATATGTGTGCAAATGTGGTTGTTGATATTAATTGATCATATTCTTTTACGAATTTTCTACACCCCCTACATTGATGCTTTTCTGCGTATAGATATTGTCTGTAGTTTATGAAGTTTGGAATTTCCATTTCTTCTATATTTTGTTTATTTTTAATTTCTTCCCATATGTGTCTATGACATTGTTCTAATGTTGGACTAATTTCTGGATCCAGATTGACTTGATCTAATATTATATTTATATCATCAACAAAAGTGTTAAGACCTTTTATTGTTTCAGTTGCTTGATCTCTAATATTCTTTAATGGAATATTATAAAACTCATCAGAACCAAGACTTAAAAATGGTAAATCTTTTCTTATCTCACTATTTGGTTTTGGAGTTTTTAATTGTTGATCATTATAAAGGGAAACTCCATTAAGTCCATAGTCTCCATACAAATCATTTTCTACAGTTTGAATTTGGTTAAAATTTTCTATACTCATAATTATCCTTAAAACATTTTTCTACTTGATATTTTTTTTGATTTAGAGCCAAAACCCATTGCTTTTATTTTTCCTGCTCTATTGCTATTAATATATATCTTAGATCCTTTTTCGGTTTCATCTGGATAATCTTTATCTGAAACTTCATTTTCTTTAGGCATGAAAAATGTGTTAGAAAAAGTGCTTGTATTAGTTGCGGACTTAATCTTGCTAAATTCACCATAGTTTTGTGTAATAGAGAGAAGGGCTAGCATCAGCGCATCGTGTGCATGGTCTACTGCTGAACCTCCAGCTTCAAAAACTGGTCTACCACTTTGTGTAGTTCTTACAACAACATATGAAATTAATTGAAGGTATAACTCTTCATCATTAATAGGAAATAGTAATTGTTCTCTTTCAAGGTATTGCCTAAGATTATCAACCATATAAGGTTTGATTTCTTTTTTAACTGGAAGCTTTGTGTATGGATCTCTAATTTCTATAGACTCACTAAAAGCTACTCCTTTTACCTTGTCTCTTAATCCAGATGAAGGATTTTCTAAACCATATTTGTGAAGTAGTTCTACTTGCACTTCACCATAACCTCTGTCTACATAAATAAATCTAGGATTAAAAGAACTATTTAGTTCAACTATCCTACTAACAGCAGAAGTTAAAGTATATTCTGATTTAGCTATTTCTTCTCTATAAACAACTCTTACTTTTCCTCTAAATCTTTCTTCCTCATAGTTATCAGAACATGCTTCCAAAACAACTATATTTGTACCTGCTCCGTATTTGTCCCAGTCAACACCTATGGTATAAAAACTTCTGGCAGATTGAATTTCAGGAGTATAGTTCCAACCTGGATCTAAGAAAGCTCTATCTACATATCTTCTAGGATATACACCTTCTGAGTCTTCTCCCCAGTCTGCTTCAATTTCATGTCTATATCCTGATTCTGAATATTCTTCTCTAAATTCGTCTTCTTGATCTTTACTGAAGAATGGGTTGCAATAAGAAGGAAACCAAAATTCTTTAAATCTTTCTGACCTACACCAATCCCAGAATCTTTCTCTACGACCAGTTGGAGTAGAAGCTCCAATTAAGACTTTATCTGGTTGATCTTCAGCGGTTTTCTGAAGCATTGCGTACAGTGCGTCAAGGTCGTCTGGATTCATGTAGTCCATTTCGTCAAGAACAATTACATGAGCTTCCTGACCACGAGCTACGTCAGACTTTCCGTCCTGATCTCATACCAGAAGTAAAGAATCTAATTGTTGAACCGTTTGAAAACTGAATCATAAATTGAGGAGATGTAACTTTTCTTGTTATGGAATTGGTTACTATTTCGCTCTTTGAAGCTAATCTTAATATTTCTTGATAAATTAATTCTACTTGTGTTTTCATTGGTGCAATGACAAGAGATCTACCATCTTTGTGAGTATAACTATAGTGCAATAAATATATTGCCATACTAAAAGTTTTACCTAAACGACGACCAGCTCTCAATACTTTTCTTAATGCTGGATCTCTTAATATCAATGTTTGATAAACTCTTGTTTCTGCTCCCAGAAAGTTTTTAGCCCACCTGCAAGGATCTTTTGCTATATGTATTTGTCTTTGTTGTTCAGAAGAAACACCTATGTTTAATAGTTCATTATCTATTTCGAAAGGTTCTTCTACTAAAAGAGATAGCTCATCTACAGTTAGCGGTCTTTCAATTACTGGGGTTCCGTCATTCCATGATAAATGGTCAAGCTTATTTTTGAAAACCCATTCGATTCTATTAATTTGTTTAATAGTTTCAGGATTTTGTTCTTGAATTATTTCAAGCAAATCTTCTCTAGAAAGCTTTCTTAATTTTTCTCTAAACTGTTTTGTATTATCTAACATATTCTATCCAAAGTGTGCGTGCATCATAGATCCTTCAGATCCAAGTAATGACCTTGCATTTAGTCTTGAGTTTTGAATTGCCATTACTCCTCTAGCTCGAGAAGTTGCAGCTACTTCATTGTCTTTATATCCATTTCCAAAAACCCCATTATTCATGGTTCCTTCCATAGATTTTACACCATCTTTAGCAAAATTAACGCCTGCTTTAACTCCAAGTCCTGCTAGTTTAGCAAGTTGAAATGCTAGGTCAGCTGCAAATATTAAGTTAACACCAGGTATAGCAGCCAATCCAGCTTCTGCTGCTACAGCAAGACCAACTCTAGCTCCACCTGCTTTAACAGCTTGTGCTGCTCCTTTAACACCAAGACTTTTAATAATGCCTTTTTCAGATATTTGAGTTGCTGCTAGACCTGCTCTACCAGATATTACTTCACGAGACAAAGGAGCTCCTAGATGGGTTGATCCAGTTATTCCTCTTCCAACAGCTCTGTTCATTAGGGCTGGATTTTTTTCTAAAGCTCCAGCTAAAGGTCTAATGAGTTTTTCTGCGGTTTCATTCATTACAATGTTTTCTGAACCGAAAGCTACAGTTCGACCAGCTGCACCGAGGGTTCTCATTTCAGCTCCACCACCAGAAGTTAAAATGCTTTGAACCATTGCCCTTGAATATCTGCCTTTAACACCCTCAGTAATCGCAACTCTTCTCATGCCATTTGTAACTGCTGTAGCTCCTGCTGCGCCTGTTAAAGATAAACCAAGTGTACTCATATTTCCAGCTTGAATTGCTGCACGAGCTCCTGCAGGAGTGGCTATTGTAGCTCTAGCTGCTGCTAATCTACTTGCTGCCGTTCCTCTCATTCCAGCTGGAAGAGAAGAACTTGTTGTACTAGCTAATGTCCTAGCATAACCTGGTGCCACTAGAGCTTGTGGATTATTCATAGCCATAACTCTAGCTAGGTTCATATCAAACTTAGCGAGCTTCTTACTAGCTCTTATTCCACCCTTGTTTGATAATCTTTCCATTTTAGAAAGAGCACCTAAACGACCAATTACACCACCGCTAAATCTTGGATTATCTTTAGAGCCTATGTTTCCAATACTAGATAAAATTCCTCCTTGGTTTGGAGCATAGAAGTTGGCTCTATGGCCTGCTCCATAAACAGAAACATTGCTAAAACGTCCTCTAATTATATTTAACGGATTGTAATTATTTCTAAATCCCCTGGCCATACCATAGGTTGCTTGTGGCTTACCTACTGTGCCTGCAGATCTATTTACTAACTTTTGACCTCTTGCAGTTGTTTTTCCAAATACATTTCTTCCGTCCTAAAAAAGAACTAGAGTTTAAATCTGTAGGAAATAATTGACCTGCTCCGAAAAGATCTCATTCCAGCTCTTCTACTACCAGGTCTTATGTTAGAGCTAAATCTAGAATCTTTAAATCCACCTTTTATTAATGTATTTTGATATCTATAATTATTATAGCCAGCAAACATAATTGGGTTTAATAAACCACTAGTTGCCTCTGATGCTTCAGTTATTTTTCCAGCTAAACCTGGCATGCCTGCAACAGCGACAGCATCTTCGGCTGTGTTTACTCTATTTTCAGCTGAACCTATCAACTTAGCCTCTTCTCATATTATGCATGCCGAGAACGATGTCTCCACTGCTATTTAGCATTCTTGCATTTTCTAGCGAACTATTACGTGCTCTAGCTCCTGGGTTTGTGACCTCATTGTCATAGTCAAGAGTATCTGGGTTAAGTCTTCTATTACCACCATAAGGAGTATTTAAACCTTGAGAACCTCTATTGGCAGCGAGCCTTCCATATGCCCCCAAACCTACACCTGCTCCTATAATTCCTCCAGCTATAGCACCTCTTATGCCACCCATTTTTTTTCCAGCATAAGCTCCCAAAGCAGTTGTTGCACCTGCACCTAATGTAGGTGGAACTACTGGAGCAAAATCTTCATAATACTGTGGGCTTGCAAACTTTGCAGCACTAGCCATTCCGACCTACTGCTCCAGCTCCAAAAATTAATGGAGATAGTTTTTCCCCAACAAATAATTCATCTGCGTCTGGATTATCAAAGGCTACATCCATTGCAGCGTCCATTACAGGCTCGCCTGCAATTTGATACATTCCTGTAGCTGCAGCTCCTCCTATTATTGCTGTAGCTCCAACTTTTGAAGTTGCGCCTCTGTAAATACTTTTTCCTATAGATCCTAATAATGCCATTTTAACTAACCTTGAAATAGATGCCTATTTTTATTTGGGTCCATGCTATGGTGCCCTATTTTCTTTCTATCTAGATTTCCAACAACTCCTGCAGTTGAAAGTGGGTCTAAAGTAGATTTATTATTTCTATTATTTAGTAACGCCTCTCTTATCCCAAATCTCCTTTGTTCTTCCTGAGGAGCTTCCATTTGTCTGGTTTCGTCGTATAAATCTTGTTGATCTTTCCTATTCCTATATTTAGCAAATGCTACTGCACCACCTATTGCTACTGCACCTGCGAATAAAGCTACTTTATTTTTTTGATAAAACTGTCTTCCTTCTTCAGCTATCTTATCGCCTGGAAGTTGTATCGACTCAATTACAGCACTTCGTGCTAAATCGCTACTTTCATCAGCTAAAATAGGAGCAACATCCAATAAACCACCAAGAGCTTCTTGACCCCTTAATGCTACTCGTTGACCCATATCAGCCACTTCATCTACACCTTCTGATGTAATTGCACCTCGAGATAAAGTTGATTGCAATATTTGTTCCGATGCTAAGTCAGCTTGATCGTCAACCATAGGAGTTATAGCAACTCCTTCTTCTCCAAAAAATGCCACTTGTGCTTTTGACCCCTGAAGCATGCTGTCTGTTTTATCAGACGCTTCTTCTCTTAATATTTCAATAGCACCTAACATTGCATTAGCAGCTTCGTTTTGATTTGAAGCAAAAATTACTCCACCAGACGATTGATCGATTAAAGCTTCTGCTTGTTCTCTTAATATATTTTGATATGCAGTGTTTACTCTATTATATCTATCTCCCAAAGATGCTTTAATAACATCTGTTTGTTCTCTTTGAACTAAATTAACTATTTCTGTATCATCTAATGTAATTCCAGTATCTGATGCAATTCTTTCTATTAATTGTCTATGAGGAGTTCTTGGAGCTTTAACGCCAGTTCCACCAGCTCTTAGTGGAATAACCCTTTCATTTATTTGAGCAGCCATGTCCATTGCTTCTTGAATTCCTTTTTCTCCTTCAGAGAAATGATGATGGAATACCAAGTTAACAATAGATTCATCTGTTGTAGTTAGTTGAGGAATAGTGTAATTGACATGATGTACACCCATCTGAGCATATTCTTGTGATCCAATTTTTACCATTCTTGATCCAGTAGCACTAGAAGAGTCTGGAACTTGCACTTCTAATTCTCTAAAAATATCGTAAGGAACTATTAGTCTTGAGTTACGATCAGCGACTTTATCTATAACAAGTCTTGCATAAGTTTCTGGTTCAGAAACATGAACTGCACTTGGTATCTTACCTTGTCCCATAAAGTAAGTTAGTCCATATTCAGAAGTTTGATCAATAGTTTTTGCTACTGCTGCATATGCAGCTTTTTGTTCTGCAGATGCAGTTGTAGATAATGACTCTGCCAAAAATATTTGCCTTCCAACATCTGCTGTTGCAGCGGAAGTTTGAACTGCCAAAACTCTTGATCTTGGATCTATTGTTGCAAAAGGCAAACCTAATTCAGATACTTTTTCACCATACCTAATAACTCTTTCAGTTCCATCCTCTAATAAATCTCCATACATAACTGGTCTAAGTGTAGAATCTATTCCCCTTACTGCCGCCTTACCTGTTCCATAAGTATTTGCAGTTAAGTTAATAGCCTCACCAGTAGGATCTACTACTCTACCTATATTCCCAATAGCTCTACCTTTGGCTGCAATCATTTCATCAGTTTGTGAAGCAGCGAGGTTCGTAACTTGAATGTTGTTAATTAAATCATTAGAAACATTTGTTGATATAGTTCCTTCTGCTACACCTCTAGCAGTATCTGCTGCTCTAATAACTACATTTTCTTTAGAACCATTTCTTGCGTTTTCTAAAGTTTCTTGAACAAATGTTCTTGCTGCAGCTTGGAATCTAGCATCGCTTTCAGTGCCTATTGCTGGATTAATATGGCCAGTAATTTCAAATCTTTTTGAAGAAGGAGAATACCTAAGGGTACCTTCAAAATTTTCTTCTAATCCACCAATTCCAAATCTATCACTTAGTATTTGAGCGTCAACGCTTAAGGCGATTTTATTTTGCCCTTCTGTTGTTCTTGCTAAGTACTCAAAGTTTTCAGGAGATAACGCTGAGATATCTTGAACGTTAGTTGTAAGAGTTATAGCGCTGCTTGAACTAACTTTTCTTCTCATAAATCTCTCAAAAGGACTATACACACGGGATCTAACATGTCCTTCATCAGTTAATTTTTCAACTGCTCTTGATACCAATGTTTCGTCTTCAATAGAAGATAAAGCTTGGCGAGCTTCTTGTTCTGACATTTGAATTTTTAATTGACCTCCCTCTAAGTATCTTTCCATGTAAGACTGCAAGGTTACGTCTATTGCTGATGTGTGTGTTCCTTTTGTTTCAATGGCTTCAAGAAAACTATCTGATAAACCATCATTTTCTAAAAGCTCAAGAAAGTTAGTATTTAAAACTAAGTTTTCAACGGAAACTCTTGTAGCACCTTGACCTATTATCTCAGCTTTTGTTCTAATTGTTCTATCAATAAAAGCAGTGTAAACTAAGTCGTTTAATTTTTCTTCTGGTAAACCTATACCTTTTAAGTTTTTTATCATATTGTTTACTTGACTTGACATTTCTAAGAATGATGAATCCATTGTATCCACTACAAAAAATGGATTTTCGATTCTCATTGTTGCCAATCTATCTACTGCACTTCCTGCAGCAGAGGTTTCATCGTCACCAAGTTCTGACATTAATTCAAGAATGTTTTGGGTAACAAACCTAGTATCGAATGTTCCTACGTTGTGTCCAGCTAATCTAATTGGAGCTTTTCCACCTAAAACTCCGGCATCTTCTAAGTCTTTTCCTGTCATATAGTTAAGAGCTTCAGTTAATCCATCTAACTGCTCTCTTTTAGTAGCTCCAGCTATAGTGTCCCCTGCTCCTGCTTCTAACATTTGAGCTAAGTCCGATATTGGAACTAAAGATCCATCTGGACCAAAAGCTCTTGCAGCATTGGCTCTATTGGTTTTAAAGAACCAAGTTTTCACTTCTCCTGCATCTATTGGATCTAGGTATTCTAAGTTTCCAAGATCATCATATCTTGCTCTTCTTCTTAATACTGAAATACTTCTAGTTTGTGATCCAGCAGTAATTCCTGTAGTTTCAATGTCTGCTGTATGAATATAAAATGTTTGACCAGGAACGATATCATATCTTCCTGCAACGGTGTCCGAATATCCACCACCAAGTCCATATCTACTTAGCTTGCTATCCGAATATGAACTTAATATATCATCGCCTACGTCATCAGCTACACCAAAATTTACTCCGTATATATTAAGTCCGCCTGCAGTATCCCTAAACTCCAGCATTCTGCGACCTTGAGCTAATCTTTCGATATCTCTTGTGCTTGATCCCATTTTTGTTTTAGCGATTTTTACAGCTTCTTCTATTGAACCACCAGTTGTTCTTATACTAACAGAAGCCCTTCCTAATGCAATTGCTGCTGGATGAACACCTTTTGTTACATCAGCGCCTTCAATTCCATCTACTAAGTATTGAGTAAAATCACTATAAGGGTTTGACGTTGGTAGTGATAGTGCAGGAATTCCGTTTTGTTTTTATTACTTGTTGCAGTTTATAAAACTCTCTTTGGTTTCTAGATGCCCATTGAGTTTGGGCTTGTCTAGTTAACATTTGAAGATCAAACTCTCCATTTGCCATTAAGTTTTTAACTCTTAATTTTCTCATTTCATCTGACTCTGTAGCTGGACCGCATCATTCTTTGTCCAAAAATACTTAAGTTCTTTTTATCAGCTAATATTTCAAGCATTTCTTTTTGAGCATTTTGTATTTCTTTTGCGTATGCTCCGCCAGAACCATATATATTAAATATATCAGTAGCATCCATAAATGTAGGGTGGCCCATCATAGGACCCTGTACACCCATAGTTCTAGAACCAATTACAGAACTTTCTCTTACTGAGCTAGCAAGATCTACTAAATCACCTAAATTTTTTCTAGGTCTAGATTTCGCCATTTAAGTTCTCCGAGTTTTTTTCTTGTGACTCGATGTAATCATCCACATCATAGCCACCAAGTTTTTGCTTAAGTATTTTATTCTTTTCTTTTTCAATACCTTGAACTTTATGAATGATTTCAGAGATTGCTTGTGCTGTATCCAACTGCACTTGGCCAACTTTAGCTCTTGCTTCACGTGTTGCAAGTAATTGATTTCTTAAATCTTTTCTTCTTTTATGAAGTCTATCTTCTAGTTCAACTGCTAGGTGCAATTCCTTCTTAAGGATTGGTTCACCAGTATTAGAATCAATGCCAATAACATTTTCTTGAATAAAATGTTCTTTTGCTAATAGTTTTGTTTTGCGAAGATATTGAACTTCTTGATCAACAAGATCTCTAACCATAGAAACTTCTACTAAGTTATCTGGACTTACATCTAATTGTTGCATGTACTCAGCTGTAAATTGTGAAACTATAGACATCTCTAGCGGACATGCTTTTCCTTTTGGAGCTAGATTCTCTTTATATAGAGGACATGTTCCTGCAAATATACATTTTTCTGCTTCACATCTCATTGGTATAGATGCAAACATTGATGTTCTTGTTTTTTGTGGCTTAACTAATTCTATTGCTTTTTCTATTTCATCATCTGACCATTCTTCTGGAAAGAATAAATCTGGCCTCAATGATTCAAAGCTTTTAATAAAACTAGCTTTATCTTCCATCTTTTCTATTTCTGACATTTAAATCTATCCAATCACTCACAAATCTAGAGTTGCTATAAAATTTTTCAATTAATACACTATTACATTTTGTACATAATGTATCTCTTATTAGAACCTGTTCTTCAAAATCATAATACTCAGAAACAACTTCGGTAAGATAATTACATCTATTGCACTTCATTTAAAACTTGCATTAAGCTTTTCTGTAACTTATCCATAATATTTACATCTTGTTTAGCATTAACAAAAACGCCTATCTCTCTCATTTCATCTGCGGAAAGAGTAGATGTAACTACATATCTTGCGCCTTTACAGATATCGCAGTATTGTTCTCTTGAGCCAATCTTGCAAGAACACTCTTCAATTAAATCAAAAAATTGCAGTGCTTCTGCAATTGAAAACCATTTGTTTTTAAAAAGCTTTTTTGTTTGCTCTTTATAAGCTCTTAACTTGTATTGATCATCCGATAACAAAGTGCCCATATCAAGAGCTTGTTTCATTAATTCATTAATTGTTTTATATAAAAAATTTGGCAGTTCAAAACTGCCTGTTGAATCTATAAAATTTTTCCAATCATTCATAACATTCTCCACATTGTATAATTAAATATATTATACATTATTTTACATCATTGTCATTCCACCAGATGATCTTGGACTTAGACCTTGAGTTGCAGATGACTTAGGAATATATCCAGACTTATAGCCACCTCTATTTGCATTGTTATGAAAACCAGCCATACCAAGACCTGCTACAGCTGCACCCATTCTAGCTTTGCCCATTTTGGAAAATTTCATACCACCTTGATAACCAGCAAATCTAGTGGCTCCTCTTCCAAGCATTCTAGTTGAGCTAGCAGCTGCTCTACCCATTCCTCCAAGCATGACGAACCAACCCTAGTACATTGGGTAGTTTTGACTACCTCTACGACGGGCAGATCCGTATGCACCCATTGCACCCAATCCTGCTGCACCGCCTGCCATTGTTCTACGTGGATAATTTCCCATGGCCGTTAAAGCTCTATGTCCATAGTTTCTCATGTTTCTTTGCATTGTTCCTGAAGCCAAAGGGGTAGTTCCCACTCTATTTGCAGCGCCGTGCAATCCGCTTGCCACTTTTTGAGCCATATCGCTATTTCTTGCAAACATTTTTGCTGCCGATGACATTCCTGGTATTTTTGCTGGCATTTTTATCTCCCTTAAATAATTCTATTAGACTAAGATTGTCTTCTTCTGTCTGATATTTCGTCGTAAGTTTGCTTACCCAAACCTCCTGCTACAACAGTACCAAATGCACCTGTTGCAATTTTTTGCCTTTTAGACATTGGGCCTATATAATTTCTAGCAGATGTTGCTGCCAACCCACCTCTTCTAGCTACTGCTGTTGCAGTTGCACCGAAACTACTGCCAACTCTTCTCATAGTGGGTACTGCCCTAGAAGCTGCTGCACCTGCTCTAGGCATCATAGATCCAACGCTTCTTCCTAATATAGTCATATAAAGCCTCTTTCGTAGAAGATTATTTATAATAGTACGATTACTTTATGATTTTTGCTTGTTTTTCAGGCTTTTTAATTGTAAATAAAAAGTTATCTTCTTTATCTTTATAGGATATTTCAAACAAAGTACCTCTTGGAGGGAGAGATTTAATTAAAATGTCTGCTAATTTATCTTCCATCTGTTCTCTTCGAACCTGAGATAGCCCTCTAGCACCTTTTACAGTATCTATTCCTTTATTTATAAGGGCACTAATAACCGAATCGTTATAATTAACTGAATAACCTTTCTTAGAAAGCTTATCAATAACGATAGACATTTCTAATTCAGCTATTTTTTCACAATCTTCTTTAGTTAAATGATTAAATACAATAATTTTATCTAATCTATTTAAAAATTCTGGTCTAAAATGCTTGCGAACTGCCTCTAAAGTATTTTTTTCAACCATTTCTTTAGGTGGAGATTGATTTGTTGTCAATTTATAATTAATATTTTTATTAAAACCTGCTCCACCACCAAGAAGATAGTCAACAGTTTTTTCATTTCCAAGATTTGTTGTCATTATTATAATCGTATTTTGAAAATTAACTTCTTCGCCCTTACTGTCGGTTAATATTCCGTCTTCAAATACTCTCAAGAATGTATTCCATAGATCTGCGTGAGCTTTTTCAACCTCATCTAACAATACTACTGTTGAAGGATTCTTTTTAACAGCATTTACGAGCTGTCCACCTTCGTCGTGACCTATATAACCAGGAGGAGAACCTATAAGCTTTTGATTTTCATGCTTATGCTGGAATTCTCCACAGTCTATTCTAACCATTTGGTATTCTTCTCCAAACAAATACTTATGAAGAGTACTTGCTAGGTGAGTTTTACCAACACCAGAAGACCCTGCAAATAAAAATATTCCTAATGGTCTATTCTTATCATTCAAACCAACTTGAGATCTCTTTAAAGCAGATACAACAGATTGTATTGCATCCTGCTGACCAATTAAATTAGATTCTAAATGATCTTGAAGAGCTAAAAACTTCTGTCTAGTTATTTTTTTGCTCTTAGGTTTTACAATTGGCTTTTTTGTTTTGTTATCTTTAAACTTTTTAGCAATTGCTTCGTCGATATCATCATCTATGTCATCTAAACCTTGTATATCAAGAGCTTTAGAATAGGCTAGATTTATCCATAGGTCAATATCTAAACCTGGGTTTAGCATAACGCAACCATTATATAAAGCTTCTATAGCTTTTTCTGCTGAATCTCTAGACATCAAACGAAGAGATTCTGATATTTCAGATTTTATATTATAGACAACGTTTTCTAAAATTGCTAACTTAAAATCTTTTACAGACTTAGTTGGTATATCTGCGACCAAAGATTCAATATCTTCTGGGGTCAGCACTTTATATTTAACATAAGTTGCCAACTCAGGTAAATATATTTGATATAACTTCATCCTCGGCACCTTCTTTGACTGAATGCATATGCCTGATGATCATTATAGTAATCAGTAGAACCTCTTACCGTTAGCTTTAATCTGTCACTGTGAGTAATTATATTATAAATACTCTCTTTAGAGTTGGATGGAGTAATCAATTATAATCACACCTGTCAAGAAAAATCAAGAATCTTTCTGAATTTTTTCTATATCGGGACAATCTTCTTTGCACGGACCACAAAATGCCCAAATTTTTAGAAGATCCATTGGTGTATTGATACGATCCTTAAGAAGGATGACTGCTCTTCTGTAATCAAAATTTACATCTACATTCTTTGACATTTTGAAATCCTTTGTCTACATTTTGTTAATGCATATATTGTATCACTTTTGTTGCGGATGCAAGGTATGCAGAATGTTGTGATATACTCTATGCATGGAAGATTCAAAATCATTAGAATTAGCAATTGCCCAGCTAGACAGACAGTTTGGACCTGGTGCAGTAATTAAGTTGGGTTCTTCAAATATAGAACCTTGGTCATCTGTTTCTACTGGAGCACCTACTCTAGATAAGATTCTTGGAATTGGCGGTCTACCAAAAGGTAGAGTGGTAGAAATTTATGGACCAGAATCATCTGGCAAATCTACAATAGCATTATCTACGGTAGCAAAAGCTCAACAGCAAGGATTGCGTTGCGCTTATGTTGATGCTGAACATGCATTAGATCCAGTATATATGTCAGCACTTGGTGTTGACTTAGACGAACTTCTTTTGGCTCAGCCTGATTACGGCGAACAAGCTTTAGAGATTGTAGACAAGCTCATCAGAACTGGTGAGATAGGTGTGATTGTAGTTGACTCTGTTGCTGCACTAGTTCCAAAAGCAGAACTAGAAGGCGACATGGAAGCAAATCAAATGGGTCTTCAAGCAAGAATGCTATCTAAAGCTCTTCGTAAAATAGTTGGATTAGCTAACGAGCATAAGACACTCGTTATATTTATTAATCAACTTAGAATGAAGATCGGTGTTATGTTTGGTAATCCAGAGACAACACCAGGTGGTCGAGCACTCCCTTATGCAGCATCAGTGCGTATTGATGTTCGTAAGAAGGAAGATCTTAAAGACAAAGCTGGCGAATCTATTGGAATCAAAGTCAAAGCTAAGATCATTAAGAATAAGATGGCCCCACCATTAAAGGTGACAGAGTTCGACATCTACTACGGTAAAGGTGTTGACATGTATGGATCATTATTAGACTTAGGATTTATGGCTGGTTTGTTTACACAAAAGGGCGCTTGGATTTACTATAAAGGAGAGATGTTCTCACAGGGAAGAGATAACGCTATCTCTAAACTGAAAGAAGATCAGGAAGTTTATAATCAAATCACACAAGAGTTAGAGAATGCAAGCTAAAGACCTTAAACTGGAACCTTGTTCAGAATGTCCATATCCAATGGATGTTATTATCAATCCTCTTCCAAAAGAAGCGAACTGTATTCGTTTCGGAATCTCATGTAGAGAGTGTGGAGATAACTGGATTGAAAAGATAGAGGAAGAATAAGATGGCTTTAGCTAATTATAGAAAAGTTTCTAAGGGTAAAGAAGGAATAGACCCTTGGTCAGTAACACGTTTCTTTGACGGACAAAACTGGATAGAAGACTTTGGTGATGATCACAAGGAAGCTCAGCCAACTCCTGAGAATGAAGAAGAATAATTAAAGGCCTTTTGCGCCAAAAATTATTTTATTTTTTTAACGTTAATAACAGTTATCTATTAGTAAATCTAGAACTCAATTATCTCGCCAGTGCGAGTGTTTCTCATAGAAGTTGCCCCTTGGGGTACAGGTAATCTACCAGAAGCTATCATCGCTGAAACATCATTTCTAAATGCTTCTTGATTAAAACCTTGTGAACCAGAGCTTCTTCTGTTTCTAGACGCTGCTAAGACAGCCCCTCCACCTACTAGTGCTCCAGCTCCCATAGCTACCCTTCCACCTGTTGACTTGGGTATAAGACCTCTTGTTGCTGAAGAAGCTCCTGATGCTGCTGATCTCGCTGCTGATCCAAATCCCATATTTAAAAACATTTTAGCTCCTTAAAGGTTACTATACTGTATATAGTAAAATATAGAAAAGATTTATTTATGAATTTTTGGGAAAAGCTACATGAGTTTTTGACAGAGTATTCTATCGATACTGGTAATGAACTTGCTGAGTATAGCTCTAAAGAATTTAAAGACTACAATTATGTCATCACTATTCATAGAGAAGAAGAAGATATCTTCATTATCAATCTTATAGAAACAGATAAGTGGGAGATGATTCTCGAAATTGCCGAGATAACCGAAAAGGATGTATCAGACATAGTTCAGGGATTAAGTGATAACGAAATCCATCAACTACGTCTAGATACATCCAAATGGGATTATGATCTATAGGTAACTAAGTGTCCCAGGCTTGTTGTCAAGCTCTACACATCCATATGGGCCATAGACAAGAGTTCCAAAGACTTCTAGTGCTGTTCTCTCAGAATATTGAGCTGGAACAATTGTAGGTAAGTATTGGTTGACTGCTGCGATGTCTAAATCTTCATGCTTGACCCAATGAGTATAGAAGTTATATATCTTTGTATAAGCTCCTAGATCGTATAGCTCTCTACGTAGAGATCTTGGATATTGTGAATAAGTTCCATTGATCAAGATCGCCGTATCAAAGAATATGCCATGATCCAAGAAAAGATCAAAGAGAACATACACATCTTCTTTTAGACCTATAAAGGTTTTATTAAGATAATCAGAAGAGAGATGTTCTTTTAAAGAAGAAGATACTCCCAATGCTCTTAGTGCAGATATCTTTTGGCTAGAGGTATCTGGTAGTAAGAAGATGTCATGATCGTCTTTTAGAAGTGGTGTGAACTTATTGTACTTGCTATCGTTGAATAGCTTTCGTGAAGCTACGATAATGTTGTCTGATCTTTTATTTTTCATTTTATATCCTGTGATTTGTTTGGCATTATGAGTGGTGTGTACTGTTGAATCAGTAATCGCCGTATCCGTAGTTATCTGAGTCGTAGTCGAAGTCAGAGTAAGCTGATCTATAGGAATCTAATCCTTGATTAGTATAAGCATCGAGGAAGTCTTGTACTTCTTCTGATGACTCTAGGTTGTAAGCATTCTCTGGATCTATATCTACATTCTTTGGTTTGCGTGGCATTTGTATTTCCTTTGATTTTGGGGGCCCTTTGTGGTCCCTGTTTTGTTTACGTCTGAGACTTTAGTCAGAGTATGTGTGTCTGTCAAGTCATTTGAGAGAAAATTTCAGAATTTTTTGTGGCGGATCTTCAAAGGTATATAAGGGTATATAAAGTTCATATTAAGAAAAATATGGGAAAAAATATGAGAGGGTAATAATTAATATATATGCGTGTATAGGGCCTTAATTAGCCCACGGGGGTATAGGCCCCCTATAGCATATATATATTAAATGTTTTATAGACTCAGTAGTTCACCCAACAGGAAGTAAGTGAACGGAAAGGTAGTCATGTTCAAGAAGTTCATCAACTTAGAGTTGCTTGACGACGCAAAGTACGAAGCAGAGAAGGCTCGTGTCGCAGCTGCGGCACAGGCAAAGCGTCAGCAGCACAACGAGACAGCAAAGGCAGTGGTTCGCACTGCAAACTTGGCCGTTGTGAAGCCTCTCACAAGTTACGTCAAGTAACACCCGCATCCTCGACCTTGGTCGGGGTGTAAGTCGGGTGATTATATGTTGTTAGTCTATTATACATTTTATTTTTATTATTATATCTTTAAAGATTTTTATGACGTCTTTATTCCCTATTAGTAGTATTGGAGTACTCATGAACATTTTCGTCGCAATTTACACCATTGTTGCATTCTTCCTTACCAAAGGAATTTGGATGCTCGGCGCGTACTACTTGGTTACCAAGCTAGTTCCAGTTCTTCGCGGACTCGACTATTCTTTCTTCAAGTCTGAAGAAGATGTTGAGTTGTCGGCTGAAGAAGCTGACGACTGGTACCGCTAGTACTGTGGCTCCCCCTCGTTAGAGGGGGGTAAGTCCACTTGATTATATATCTTTATTATTTATTTTTTTAAATTTTTTGTCGACTGAAAGGAGTTCCCTTATGGAATTCAAGCGACACAATGGCTACTACCAAGGTACGTGGCACATTCGTTTGGGTCGGTTGTACATCATCCGTCACAGCACTCATCCAATCAACGAGCCTTACAAGCCATTCGTAATTGAGTGGTGGTCCAAGGGGTTCAAGGCGTAAGCCTTGGACTCTTTGTTTATTATATATCTTTATTATATTAAATGTTTTTATGACAGCATTAGAGTTAGGAGAACTCATGAGTTATTGGCAGGCTTACAAGAAAGTGTTAAAGGTTAATTCAATCTTTACGCTTTGTGTATTAGGTTGTTTGTTTGTTGTTGGTCTTGTTTTGGGCAAGATCGAAGATGGCAAGTCCCCTGAATAAGGGGGCTTAGCCTACCTTATTATATATACTTATTAAATGTTTTTATGACGTTCATTAGTTAGGAGTTATTATGTTCGTTTATTTACCCGTTTTATTGATTGTTATTGGAATTCCTGCGATTTTGCTTTTGATCACTCTTGAGGACTTGTACTGGTATCGCCAGTGGTCCCGCAAGCGTATGGTCAAGCGTTATCGCAAGGACATTACACAATCTCGTAGGCACTTCCGTTAAGGAGGTGCTTATTTACTTATTATATTTATTTATTTATATTTACCTTTAAATGTCTTTATGACAGAGTTCCGAAACAGAAGTAGGAATGATGAAAGGTAATTATGTCAGTAGATCTAACTAAGCCATGGTATTACAGCGTGGCTGGTGAAACATGTATTGGTTGGTGCGGGAATGACCTTTGGTTCACTTCACGTTCCACCGGAGGCGATGCCTCCGATTCATTGCAGGTCAGCATGCCAACTGACCCACAAAGTCTCGATCTTATCGAGCAGTGGGTCCGCACCATGCGTGCTCGTTAGTCCTATCCATCCCCTATCAGTCGCCCACCTCCTATTGGAGGTGGGTGACATTCTGATTATATATCTTTATTATTTATTTTTTTAAATTTTTTAGTGACTGAAAGGAGTCGTTATGTGGATGAATGAAGAATTAGAGAATGAAGAAGAAGTAGCTAAGTGTGATAAGTGTGGTAATTTTAAGAGTGAAAGTGTTTTGTGGTGGATTAATATGAGTGAATGTAGTGAATGTAATGGAAAGGATTAAGGCGCGTTTGCGCTTTAGTTCTTCCTGATTATATCTCTTTATTATATTTTAAATGCTTTATAGATAGAAAGGAATGTAATGAGTTTGTATAGTGAAATGCATGATTATGAAGAAGAAGAGTGTGTTTGTAAGTTGTGTGAAGAAAAGTATGTTGGATTTGTGATGTTTAGAAGTAGTATTTGTTTTGATTGTAAAGGAAAAGAAAGTATTGGTATTGTTGTAAAGTTTTGTAGATTGTGTGATGAAGAGTTTGTAATTGATGGTGGAAATATTAAGAGAAGAATTTGTATTAGTTGTTTGAATAGTTGAAGGGATGATGGATTGCGCGTAAGCGTAATTCATTTTCCTGATTATATATTTTTCTTTAAATATTATAGCGACTGAAAGGAGTCGTTGTGAATTGTTGTTCATGTATATGTGCAGACATGTGCGATTGTCTTTGTCAGGAATGCGAGTCCATTCGTAAAGCTTGGTCTATTAAGCTTAACGCTTGGATTATGGACCAGCGCATGGAATACTATGAGAAACATCCTAACAATCTTCAGAGGGTTGTTGTTTCTATTCCTATTTCTGACCATGACTGCACTGCTGCAGTTGGGCATTTGTGCCCTGTCTGTGAACCGTTTTAGTACGGTTTGCAGACATTAGTATTATACTTTTTTTAAATTTTATACCGACCTAAGGAGGGTTATTATGGCAGAGTATTACGAAGATTTTTATCTCGTTAATCACACTGATTATTACTGTTACGTTTGTCGTACTCAGATTGAATTTTCTGAGTGCGACTGCACGCGATCAATTGACGCTTTAGTCGATGGGGACGAGTCTTAACGGACTCGTTATTCCCATCTTTATTATATATTTTTTAAATTTTTTATTGACTGAAAGGATTTGTTATGTATTGGCCTATTAGAAAAAATAAGTACGACAACACCTATGAGTTTGTTTGGAAGAACAAATTTGGGTGGAACAGTCGTACCATTTGGGGTTGGTGGCGCTTTTAGCGTTACCCCCCTTTTTTCTTATATATCTTTAAATATTTTAGTGACACTACGATACACTGAGGAGGTGAACATGAAGTCAGTCACTTGTGAACAATGCGGTCAAACTGCAGAACTTGACATTGACGCGGAAGATTACTGCGCAGAAGCGGAGTGGGCTTACGAACACTCTGAGTGTAAGTAACGCGTTAGTCCTGCCCTTTTAGGGTAAGGACTTTTTTTATTATATATTTTTAAATGTTTTACCGACCGAAGGAGGGTTATCATGTCAGAAGAAACAGTATTCCTGGTTGATCGTGAGCTTGATCACGTTATCAACTATGGCACTTTGTCTGAAATGATCCAGCAATTGGATCAGAGCTACGGCAACTTGTTTGTCGTTAGCTACCAGGACTTGTCTGCCTCTATGAAGGCACAGGTACCGGAATTTGGTTCAGCTTAGGCTGGACTATTTTCTTCTATTATAGATCTTTAAATTTTTTATAGCGACTGAAAGGAGTTGTTGTGAGATTGTTTATTTATGATGAAGAAGTTGTTTGTGAGAAATGTATGGTTAATGAACATGATTTTAATGAAGGTTATGGTTTAACTGATGTTGAAGTTGAAAGAGCTTTATGTGAGCTTGAACCGGCAATTGCTGGTGATGTATGTTCTATTTGTGGAGTTGGCTCGGCTTAGGCTGAGTTAACACCACTATTTATTATATATATTTATCTTTAAATGTTAGAGTGGTGTCCTGTACCGACGGCTATTCGATGGTCGGAGTAAATGGTAGGTCAACTTCGTAGGCTCTATCAGCAGAGACCGGAAAGCTCAGAACGTTTATCGTTCTGGGTTTTTCCCTATTATATATCTTTAAATGTTTTAGCGAGCTGGACAACACACTCCAGTCTCATCCATAGGAATCACGGATGATCTAATTAGAATTAGATTGACGTCCTATGGATTATCATTATTATATATCTTTAAATTTT